CAATACAATGATATTGATGATGTTGAACAATCCGCCTCAACATTTGCTAAAACATATCGTCAAAGAATACCTGGGGGTGGCACAAGACGTCTTCAGAATTTCATGTCGGGATCTGGAAATCAAACAAAAAAACGTAAGAGAAATCATTCTTAAACTATAGAATGTCCCAACGAAGCTGGCTTGTAGAAGTCGGCTTTATAATTTTCATTATCTCATCGTATGTGTATTTTTTATACCACGATGCTATAAATAGTGGGCTACAAAATGTTTACAAATTCGGTGCTTCCGCAATTACAGTTGTGGTTGTCGCGACAGGTGTATATTATCTATATAAAAACCCCGACCAAGTTCCATCCCTCCTTACTAAGTTTCTTAAGAAAAAGGCATAAAGTAGGGAGACATGCAAAATATCAATCGTGATTTAACTGCCGCAGATTCATTATTCAAAAATGTATCAGGTCGTGGGAGTGGTATATTATCAAGAATTCCAAAGCCATCATTATCTATGCCTGACCTGGGGTTTCCTCCAGCAAGTGAACCCGTTAAAAGAGTTCTTACAGTTGTTGGACTCATTATTTTTATATTAATGGTTGGTTTCATACTTTTATTTATAGTAAATTCCTTTTTCCCATTTACTGCTTTTTATGATAATGGACTTTTAGCATCTCTGCCGAGTTCTAAACGTTATTGGACAAATCTAAAGATACCCACAGGCGGCGAACCTCCTTCCGGACTTTATGTAAGTAAAGATGATAGTATTGCGAAGAGACCAACTAATTACAGTGTAATGTTTGACTTAAACATTAATAGTTCAAAAGCACCCGGTATGGGCTCATATCGTCATATTCTCCATAGAGGCAGTGATGATTTTAACCAAGAAGTCGGCTCTGGAATGACACAGAAGGTCACTGGAAATACAAGCAGTGACGCAGCATTTGAGGCGTCTGCCGCAAGTAGCGCCGCTGCTGGAGGCATCCCTCTTCCTATTTATATGAACCCCGGCGTTTTCCTTCATCCGTATCGGAATGACTTAATCTTCTTTTTTCAAACTGAAGCCGCCCAAAAGACCGTAGTGGGCTATGATGTTTTATATCTTGAAAGTCTGGCATTAGATGACATACCGCTTAGAGAATGGTTTCGCATAACAATTGTTCTAAATGGAACTATTGTTGATGTTTATAAAAACGGAGAACTCATGAAATCAATTATTCTAAAAGGTGAACCTCGAACAGTTCCAGCAGATTGGTATGGACGCAGTGGACCTATGGCCGCATATGGTGTTCTTCAGAATATGAAAATCTGGAATGGAGCACTAAATCCCAAGCAGGTAAAAGATGCCGCAAGTATTGCGATGCCTGCGAAGCTTGTATTAGCAGAGGCAGGTGAAGCATGTGAAGCATAAACGCCGTATATAACAGGATGGAACAGTCAATGACACCTTTAAATGTAGCAAAATATATTGGTGTTGCTGTCTTAATATTTGCTGTCATTGGTGTAACCGCCATGTATTTACAGTATAGAAAAGTGGAAGGGAATCCTGGACCGTGGAAATTTACTCCGGCTGAATTTCCAATTGTTCTAACGGGTGTTCAGTTAAGCACAGTTACTAAAGGAGCATATACACTTTCGAGTTATCTCTATATTGAAGGTTCAAAAGAGCAACGAGTAAATCCTCAACCCCTCTGGAGATGGGGAATAAATGACCCTATTCGTAATGCCTACGCAACAATGCTTGCTTCCTATATTCCCGCCGAGGAGAAGATTCGTTTTGATTTTAGAACCGCACCGACGGGCGATGAACATACATCTGCTTCCGAGACTAATCTTAAGAAGATTGTATCTATTGATCTAACCAATATAAATCCTCATAAATGGTTTCATATTGCGATCACGGTTGAAGGTCGTAGTATAGATATTTATGTGAATGGCCAGCATTCTAATAGTATTCAATTACCCAATATTCTAAAACAGTCCACAGATGGCATACAAATGGTCGGAAATTCGGGAATCCTGGGCAAGATGGCCTTATGGAATATTACAGAGGGTCGCTTATCTGATAAAGAGGTCTTAGCGCAGTACAAAAGCACATCTGATATATCGGGCCCTCTTTTACCTATTGATTATTCATTCGTATTTAAATTTCCAAATCTCAACTTCTGTCCTGGAATGCCCTGGTGCGAGGAACTTAAGGGCGATTGTAAAACCTATGTAAAATACGAATATGCTTAACAAAGTTTACCCAGTTTTTGTATTTGCTATTCTTAGAGAATGAACAATGCTAGAGCGGCTCTTTCAGGTGCGGGTGGCGGAAGTTTAACAACAAATGTCATCTATGTTCTTGTGTCATTTGTCATTGTTTATGCGGTTTATCGCCTTGTTTATCCGCAGAAGGACCCTCGTGAGGCTCTAGTATTAGAGTTCAATGATGGTGCAACTGCTCAATCAAAGACAACTGATACAGACCAAGACAACTTGCCGCTCCTCTTTACGGGTGGAGAATGTACTCTGGCCTGGTGGATGTATGTAAGTGACTTTGAAGTTCGTTCCGGACGCATGAAGCACTTAATTACATTGAAGGGTGCGGGGGCAAACTATAACTCTATCGTCTGCGGTATTTATCCTCTTGAGAACAAGCTCATGATTCGCGTCCGCACGGCTGGAACAAATACTCCTAGTGGCGTTGGACAAAATGCGGCAAATACAGTTACAACCTCTGGTACCGAGTACACTGATACAACCGCCTACACCAATCTCTTTGGCCCCCAAAATGCGGGTATGAAGGATTTCATGAATACAGTCAACTACCCGCTGTGCGACTTACCTGAGTTTGACCTCCAGCGCTGGGTTCATGTGAATGTTGTTGTTAATGGACGTGTTTGCGACGTATATCTGGATGGCAAGTTGAGCCGCAGCTGTATGTTGGATAATGTAATCCAGTTCCCTAAGGCGGTGGGTTCTGCTGGTATCACAGTGGATGCCTGCCAGTTTGGCGGATTTGGCGGTGCTTTGAGCAAGGTCCAACTTTTCAGTTATGCTGTTACGCCTGACCGCGCCTACTCTCTTTACCAGGCTGGCCCTACCCTGAAGAGCAATACCTTAGTTGACCGACTCCTGGCCCTCTTTGGAATCAATCTGACCTACAGTGCCTACAAGGTAACTCCACCGCAGGCCTCCTGCTCAAGCTCAAAGAGTGTCAATGTGCCCGGTACAGTCGCGAATGCCCTGGATTCTGCTGGATTGACAACCAGTGGTACATTAGGAAATATACTGTCAAATCCTATGGCCGCTGCGGGTGGACAATAAATACTAAAATTCACATACTAAATATATAATTTCGCACAGTTATACTGTCTGAAATTATTACACCTAAGATAGAGAAGAGATATGGATGCCATAATGCCCAATATTGTTGGAACTGGTACTTTAGATCAAGTTCTACAAGCTGTTGTTGTAGTCCTCTTCATGTATGTATTTCTTTCCATTCTTAACAACCTGGGAATACTTTACAATACATGGCTGGAAATGAACACAGTTCTACAGCCTGATACAACGACATCTAGCGATACATACACACAAGAGCCCAATTTGGATTCATCCAAGACGTGTTTTATGAGCCGAAATGAAGTAAATGGCACAGAATTTACATACTCAGTATTCCTAAATTTCCGTAATTCAAACTTCGGTAAGGAACAGAATACTCTCCGCCACGTCTTCCACAAGGGTTCACCGCCGCCGGATGCTTACCCGTTAATTGCTCCTGGAGTCTTTACATTGAGTGATAAAAATACTCTTCGTATCTACTTTGGTTCAGCTGATAAGTGGGATAACTTCGTTGAAGTTCCAAATATCCCGGTGGAGAAGTGGTTCCACTTGGTCATCTCATGCAAGGGCCGCAGCATAGATGTTTACATCAATGGTAATGTAATCCAGCGTATGAATCTATCCTCTGTTCCCAAGCTTAACTTTGGTGATGTATACGCTTTCCAGAATATTTCAAATGAGGACAATCGCATTGATGTTGCTCCTGATAGTCGTTACAATGTAAATGGTAAGGCGGATGGTATGATCAGCCGTTTTAACTACTTTGCGTATGCCTTATCCTATGCGGAGATTGACTCATTATACAGACAGGGCCCCTCATCCAAGATTGTCAGTGCTCAGAACCAAATCCCACCTTATATGGCCGATGCGTGGTGGGTACAGAGCTACCAGGCTATGTAAACATAATATACAACCCCTAATTTCCAAACCCTGAATCTATGAGATTCATAGTTTAAGAACTTCTATATATTCCTTACAGATAAAACAGAGATGCCCGGTGGCTTAATACCTTTAGTTTCATTTGGTCGTCAGAATATTGTTATAAACGGTAATCCACAGGTTACTTATTTTTACAAGACATTCAAACGTCATTCCCACTTCAGCGAAGAGAATATTACAATTCCACTGGATGGTCCTCAAGAATTGAATTTGGATATGCCGATACGCGTTCGCACTAAAGTCCAACGTTTTGCTGACCTAGTACGAGGTATTTCTTTACGTGTGCGCATTCCTGATATCTATAGTAAAATCGTGGCGGGGAGAGCAAATCCTCATAAATTCCAGTGGGTTCATCAACTAGGCGCTCAACTTATTCAGTCCGTTGCTATCTTTGTTGGTGGCTCTAAAATCCAAGAATTTACAGGTGAATGGTTAGCAATTCGTGCTCAACTAGATTACAATACAGACCATTACAGTAAATGGCGTATTCTAGTGGGTGATACTCTGGAAATGAATGACCCCGCAAATGGAATTTACGCTGCAACAACAGGCAAAACATACCCTAATGTTACACAAGCATATACGGGTGTTAATCCAACTACTCCACAGGTAAATAATCCCAGTATTCCCGGTCGCTATCTGCTTATTCCGCTACCTTTCTGGTTTAGTGAAGGTCTTGGTAATTCCTTGCCTTTAATTGCCTTACAATATCACGAAGTAGAAATCCAAGTTACATTCCAACCTCTTCGCAATATCTATACTGTAACAGATGACCAAGGATTCCGTGTTCGCTATGGATATCAGAATGTGGCTATAGTCGGCACCAATGATTCATTCAGTGCTAGATATCAATCCTCCAATGATCCAAATGGGACACCGCAGAACTTTTATGTAGATTATGGAGTTACTGTTCCCGCAACGGAATATTTTAATTTACAGCCTTCCTTACAAGTGAACTATATCTATCTAGCAGATGAAGAAAGAAAATTTATGTCTGGTCAAACATTCCAATATATTACCACACAAATTCAAGGATTTAACTATCAAGCAGTGAACAGCCGCACAAAGTTTGATTTGGACGCGCATAAT